TCTTTAATGCTTTCGTACTTGTTGGACAATCCACGCTTTTCAAGATAGGTGTTATACTTAATAGCTCCGCGTACGTGGATGGGCGTACCTTTATCCTTCTTCTCCAGCTTTGTAACACCACGAGGGAATGATACTTCTTCTGGTGGAAGGGTAAAGAACTTGGTGCGAAAGTCTGATACGTAGTCCTGCAGTTCTTGCTCAGTACCACCCATGACCAGCCTGAAGCAGTCACGGAATGCTTCTCGTACTATCTGTGGAGTAGAAGACTTGATGGCTTCAATACCCATCATCTTGAGCTTTGGTTCTTCAAAACGAACACCTTCACTGTCCAGAACGCTGAGGATATATCGCTTCTTGGCAATAAAGGTACCACGGTCGGCGATGACTTCACGATCCATAGCCATACGGTTATCGAAAGAGTTCATACGCTGATGTAGCTCTTCCATCGCCTTTTCGAACATTGGCGTGAAGTGCTCGGCGCAGACTTTGTTCAGAAACTCTAACGGATTCTTCGGATTCATCTTCTGGACGAACGGATCGAAGTTGACATAGACCGAATCAGTGTCGATGGCAATAACATAGTCTTCGTCTTCGGTCTTTAGTAGACTGTTAAGTTCGGCGTTGATTGTCTTCTCGCACCACTTGATGACGAACTGACCGTTCTTGGTGATGCCTTCTGCCATGCTACGATCGAAGTATCGGTACCACTTGTTACCAATAGCACCGAACAGACTGTTGAGAAGAATCTTAATAGCCCACTGTTTGTTTTCAAGACGTGCAATCTCACGTTCGATGTCTTTATTGCCTTTATCTTTCTCGTAGCGCCGCTTGGCATCTAGCATACCCTTCTTAGCTTCCTTACGTTCAGAGTAGTAGTCAACAACGATGGAAGGAAATACGCCCTGAGAATCATTCTTGTACATAGTACCGTTAGCTGCGATGGAGCAGTTTCGAGATAGCTGTGCCGGATGGATAGGATTCTCATGTTTGAGGTAGTGGTCAACATCATCGATGAGTCGAGAGTCTGGGGTCTTGAGAAGCTTTTCAGGAGACATGTTCCACTGTGCGATGATGTTAGGATACAGTGAATTAAGATCAAACGATACGACCCAGTTGTACATACCAGGTTTGACTTCTTTGACGTAGCCGCCAACGAAGCTGGCATCAACCTGAGCTTGTTCTTCACGGTTGTGCATGGGTGGTACAGCGATGTTCTTCTTAGTTAGCTCACGATAGACAATCGAATCCCAGATAGCAGTAGTACCGAACACATCGGTAAAGTTAACACCAGCTTTGTATCCGATTGTAAGTGCCAGACCTATTAGGTCAAGCTTATCATCCATACGATCTACCAGCTCAACGTCTTTAATGTTGTAGTCGATGTACAGCTGATGGTTTTCTTTATACAAGTTACGAAGAGAACCATACTCCTCATACGACAGTTTCTCTTCACCAAGTACTACATGGGCAATATGATTCAGCGTGTAGCTTTCCTGTGGTCCAAAGCTGTATGCAAACTTCTGGAACAAATCGTAGTAGTCCAGCTGGCTGATTCCGACAATCATATACTGGTTCATGTTACGGCTTTTGAACTGTACCTGCTTTTTACGAACTACCCCCCAAGGAGAAATCTTGTCTTGGTGACCAGGCATCAACTTAGAGATACGATTGTACAGGTACGGAATATCAAAGAAGCGAACGTTCCAGCCGGTAATGATATCAGGATATCCATACTGGTTGTTAGCCCAGAAGTGGAGGAAGGACTTGAGAAGTTCTTCTTCTGTATCGTACTGCTGGTAGTCGATCTTAAGATGCTTGTGTGGGGATAAGTTAGCATCATACTTACCCATACCCCAAACATGATACACATCCTCACGGGATGATTTAAGAGTAATGGCGGTTACTGGGTGCGCAGCGTCTTCAGCATTCGGGAATCCATCTTCAGAGTACACTTCGATATCCAAGTTGACCGTATTGATTACAGACTGGTCGAATTGGATTTCATCCGGATACATTTCCTGAAGGTACTGGATAACCGAACGATCACACCCCCAATAGCGTTCTCCAGAAGTAGATTGCTTCTGGGATACCCAGTTGTACATATGATTAGGGGATGTGAGTGGGTGTTTCTTAACATATTCGCCTTCCATGGTAGTCCAGCCAGTAGGCACGTGGGACTTAATAAACATGGTAGGTTCGAACTTTTGCTTGTATGCAACTTGGTTGCCATCGTCATCATATCCGCGGTAGACAATATTGTCACCGTATACGTCGACAGAGGTATAGAAACTCATAGCTTACCTTTCTTAGTAGAATATCGTATTGTACTTCATCTGCGACGAAAAGTAAACTAAAAAATTCCTGGTACTGAGTTTAAAAGTTGGAATGTTTTTTGGGTTACGTTGTGGAGATTTACTTTGATTCTAAGTTGGCTCCAGAGGTGTGCTGTGTGCCAGCTGATTAGTTTGGTCTTAATCGACCACCATCGTAGTAGTATAGTCATTAGGTCCTCTAAGTAAAAAAGGGTGACCGAAGCCACCCTTTCTGATTTACTGATATGAACGTGAGTCCAGCCAATGTCTACCATTAATCTGGTAGGGTGCCTGGTTGTACATGATCTTCTGTTGGCGTGCTTCAAAGTCTACAAGGTCAACCGAGTCGGAAAGGTATCTTTCTTCTTCAGACATTGCGGCTCGTTGGGCTTGTTTAGCAAACCAAGATTTAACGGATTTTAGAAATGACTGCATCGTATCCATCCTTTCTCAACATGTCAACTAATTCACCGGTAGGCATACCAGTGTTGTATTCGCGTTGGATGTAACTCGCTACACCGTAGTAAGCAGAGTTCATTCGGGATTCGATAAGTCCGTTACCCATTTTCCGTAAGAAGTTCAGCATTTGTTGTTACCTCGCTGTGATTATTGATTTCAATTTTGCGAGGCTTCTTCTCTTCGGGCAGAACGACTTCTAAATGAATTGCTAGAATACCGTTCTCCAGAGAAGCTCCTGTAACTTGTGTATATTCAGACAGTCTAAAAGACCGATGGAACTTACGGGTGGAAATACCTTTGTGAACGAAGTTCAAGCCACGAGGTTCGTGGTCTCCGTTGACATGCAGTACGCCATCTTTTAATTCTACCGAAAGCTCTTCTTCCTTGAAACCCGCAGTCGCGATTTCGATACGATACTTCATATCTTCATCTTTAATAATATTATGCGGAGGATAATGGTCTGTAGCGTGCTTGGTCATTTCTTCAAGTTCGTTGAAGATATGGTCAAAACCTACGAATGCGGCACGAGGAAAGCGAGCGAACTTTTGATTATTTGTCATCTGAATTCTCCTAATTAAAGCAAGAAATATGGACCCATTATTGGCATCCAACATTATTTATATCAAAGGTACTACCATTTGTCAAGCATAAAATGCAAAACACTTTTTTATGAAATAAAATTATTGGCAGTATTATATATGGCACATGTTACTCTGGGCTTACCATTGACAGGAGTTACTTTGTGTGCTGTTGCTCCACATTGCCATAAAGTGTCTCCTGGATACATTATAATCTCTTCACCAGTTTCAAATTCCCACTTTGTTGTGCCAATAAAATTAATACAGAAAATATAACAAGGATCATTCCGTAAGTGATCTTTGTGCCAGTCAGTCCCATTATCAACTTCACCAGGAGATAACCACATTGTAATATGAGAGTTAGAAAAAATATTGTTCGCAATGTTATCAACGATAGAATCTAAAACATTAATATCACTACGCTCAAGATATCTAAACTTAAAAAGCTCTTGGGTATCATCATTGATTTTAATTTTTCTAGATAAAGAGCTAATGTAAAATTCATCCCACCATTGATCTTCAAAATCTTTGAATGTTGAAAATGATTTTAACTTGATAGGATTTATTGTATCTTTGTTATCTAAAATTATATCAACATTTTCTTTGCAAGTATCAATAAAGTTCTGATCTATTTCCCAATGTTGTATTTCGGACATAGTTCCCATTCATCTTTTTCTTTAAATGGTAAAACCTTGATTTGTCTTAATGGCGCAACATCTTTTGCTTGCTCTTTATTTACAATAGTTACCAGACCCCAATCAGAGAGTAACGTTGTAATTGTATTGCGTCTTTGAATGTCAGAAACTTCAAGTGTAGATTTATTACCATCTAGTAAAAACAACTCTTTGAAGTGTGTAATAAAATATCTACCTTGCTTGTGTAAAATATGACAAGACTGGTAAAGCTTCTTATCTTTTCTAGAAGCAATACCAATTCTTGTCAGTGTTTCTTTAACTTTAAGAAAATCGTCTGGCTCATTTAGTGTGACTTCTAACATGTCACTGGGCTGCCAGTCAATTAGATTTACCTCTCTTTCTTCCACCATGATCTACCTTCTGTTTAATTATGTTTATTTCTTCAGTAGAAAGTAGTGAAAGAGCAGAACGAGCCTTTTCATTGCTGTATCCATAATATTCTTTCACCGCTTCAAAACCCTCATCGTTCTTTTGCTTGTTCCATTTAGAAAAACGCTTAGGATTCTTTCTAATAGTATTTAGCAAAAAATCATTTTGAAGCTTTGAATCGACATGATGTGCAATATTCATTTCGTTGGCAAGTAACACAGTATCAGAAAAATACGAAAATGAGTGATTGACCATAAAAGAATTATATGCCTTCTCATCAAGATCATCACGCATGATATCTTTCTTATTGTTGATTGCTTTCACGAACTCGAATGGATTCATTTGATACTCTCTTTCTCAAATCGGATGATGAAAATCTGTGATCACGTTTATTGTAGTATAACTCAATTCCACGTTTGGCACAAATAGCACGTCCTGTAAACTTACCGTTCTTATACTCTTCACCCAGAATACGAATATTGATGGGAAACATATTTAAAATATCTTCCAAGTCTTGTTCAGTTTGATAAGGAACAATCTCATCAACATATTCAATTGCCTGAAGCTGAATGTATCGTTCTACCAGAGTTTGAACAGGCCTATTCTTCTCAGAGCGATCAATAGACGGGTCAGTCTGTAGACCTACAATCAAATAGTCACAAATAGTCTTTGCTTCACGCAACATCATAACATGACCAGCATGAAGCAAATCAAATGTACTACAGGTAAATCCCACTTTCATTTTGCCTCACTTATTATTTTTTATTTTTCTTTCTATGTTCTGCAAGCACAGCAGCCGATGCAGTTACAAAAGCGGTCACAAAAATAAGAGTAATTCCAGCTAAGAACGAACCCCACATAGGCGAAAGCACCCACAGCCAAGACCAGTCTGCTACTGGTGTAACCCCAAAAAGTTTGAGTGTAATAAAGAGCAGCGTAAGAGCGCCAAAAAATCCAATACTTTTCATAATAATTACCCATTAATCCTTTCAATAGATTCACGAAACATTTCTTCTGTATACTCTTCTGTATTAATATCCCGATTAATATTAAAAGAGCCATAATAGAGTTGAGGCACAGTCTTGTGGTTTTCATCCAAAACAATAAACGCTCTAGCGTCATTATCTTCTTTGATATTAGCAACAGTGTAGGTAGCACCCCACTCATCAAGTTTTGCTTTCATCATGTCACAGTACATACAATTAGGTTGTGTGTACAAAATCAATTCACGATTCATTTTATAGCCTTTCTTTTGGTAAGAAAATTACGTCATGTCTACGCAAGTCAAAGACTTTGTAGTTATTTTTATCAAAAAACTTAAATACATCTTGTCGAATAGTAGATGCAGTCATTGGATACAATTCAACTATACAAATAGGCCTACAAGATGTAATTGTTTCTTGTGAACCTTTCAACGCTTCATATTCATGACCTTCAACATCTAGTTTGATTAATTCTACATCATCAAATTCAAACGAGTCAAGAGTTGTTACTTGGCACTCTGTATGACTGCCATTCATTGTCAGTTTGGTTGCTCCTGTCCAATTTTTAGAAACACCTAAATGTGATCTTTCGCCATCATCATGATATGCAGTTCCAATGTAAGAACTTAATCCAATGTTGTGTGCTGTCACGTCAATACCATATCCATAATTTACTATATTTTCACTTAGGCATTCAAAAACATCTTTTCTAATTTCAAAACATTCGATCTTATCACAGAAGTCATAAAACACAGGCATAAACCAACCATAGCTTGCGCCTCCATCAATAAATCTCTTTGAAGAGTTAATCTTATCGAATAAAACATTCTGCAAATAATCACGAAAATTATCATGCCAAGCTCCATTTAATATGGACGTTGTTGGCAAATTTATCATATTTTTATCTTGTTCATATGGCAGAATTTTCCACATATTACTTCCAGTCTATTTCTGCCATAAGTTCAGTTAAACATGCAACCACATTTAGTTCATGGTCTGCTACAAAAGCATTCTTGTATTGATAATCTGCCAGAATAAGCACAGCACGAGGAATGCTACCCGGCTGAATTGTATCAGTCATAGAATCATAGATACTTCGAAAGATACCAGAAGTATCAGTATCCATATTATTGCTTACCCAGCTTCTCATCTTTTTGAAGTCTTTGCCTTTAAGATATCCAATGAGATCATTAACAGAATTATTGGAGAGCAGGCTAAGAATGCCAGTATCAATAGTACCGCTAAGAGAGTAACGCTGGCACTCATTAATAACACGCCGCCAGTCAGGCGCAAACCTAATAATAAGTTCTGCCAAAACTTTTTTATCATAGGTGATATTCTCCTGATCAAGAATCCAAGTCAGACGTTTCATAAACTGCATAGACAGTTCAGCCATAGACTTCTTATTTGTATTGAATTCATATACACCACATCGGGAGTGCAGAGGTTCAATAATACGATTCTTGAAGTTACAGGTTAGAATGAATCGGCAGTTGTTTGCAAACTCTTCGATAAACCCACGGAGAGCAGGCTGGAATGACTGTGCATTCAAATAGTCTGCTTCATCAAGAATAACAACTTTGTATCCACCAGACAAGGATACCGTAGATGCAAACTGTTTAATTTTATTTCGCAGTGTATCAATGTTACCCTCTTCTGAGCCGTTAATCAAAATCCAATCAAGGTTCAGTTCATTGCACAATGCTTTAGCTACTGTAGTCTTGCCAAGACCAGCAGTGCCTGTGAATAGCATATTAGGAATTTCACCTGTCTGCACAATCTGATTAAAGGTATCTTTCAGAGATTGTGGGAGAATACAGGTATCAATAGTTTGAGGTCGGTAACGCTCGACCCAGAGAAAATCACTCATCATTATTCCTTACTAGAGTTAGGAAATCATTGTATAGAAAAAAGAAATGGGGTGCAAGACCCCATTCCATAATTAAGTGCTTTCTTTTTCAGCAGTCAGGCCTTTAACATATGTGAAAGAGCAGCCTTGAAGGAAGTATGCGGTGTTCTCAAGCACTTCCACTAGATCATCTTCAGACCGAAACATGTGGACATTTTCTCGGACACGATCATGATCTTCATATTCGATTCGCTGCAAAGTGTACTCTACATAGTTACCATCAGACATTATTCATCATCCTCTTCATCGTCCATTTCCTGTTGGCGTTCTTCTACCTGCTGGACAAGCTGGACACACTGGTCACGGAGTTGGCCTACAGTAGACAGTTCTTCGCCTTTAAAAGCACCACGCTGACTAATTGCATCAATAATAGCAATAGATGAGCGGGATACTTTAGCCGCAAGTTCTAGATATTGGGCGTCATTCATTATATTTTCCTTTTACTTTTTCTCTAGAGCAATCCAATAAGTCAAATTCTTATCGGTATGAGTAAACTTACTGATCAGTTTAGAAGAAACTTCTACCTGATAATCACCGGGCAGCAGTTTCAGGTTGTCAATATTAACACTCAAAGGAACAGCATTACCTGTCTGATTAAACGAGCCTTCAACAAAAAGAGTGAAATCATTTGAGGTGCTGTTTTGAGTGTCCGCAATTGACAGTGCGACTAAGCCATCATCACTTTCTTTGATGTTAATACTCTTGTGACCAAGAGCAGAAGCAGCTTTGCGAAGCTGGCTTAGAATTTCTTGTGATAGAGCAAATGTGACTTCTGCATCAGGCATATCCAAATCTTTTGCTGGTGGATTTGTCAACATTTCAATATCAGAATAAAAGTAATTGATTGAAGCTTTACCATTGGCAATATGCATATGCTTGTCTTCATAAGTCACAGTACCATCTTCAATCAGATTAAAGACATTCATAAATTCACCGACATCATAGATGCCAAAGTCCTGTGGAAACTCTTCATCAAGAACAGCTTTTGCAAGAACATTCTTAGCATCTGCTACGGTGCGCAAAACGTTGCCTTGTTTGAAGACAAGGTTTTGATTAATAGTTCCAAAGTTACGGATAACTTCCATTGTTTCATTCTGCATTACTAAATTCTTCCTCATCTAAATCATGCACATGAATAGCCATAATAGCATAGTGTGCAATTTTCATCAAGTCGTCACGATTGCGACCGTTTTTCTTACCATATCGCTGTGCATATTTAAGCACGTTTCCTAAACAGAAACCCATGCCATGCCCAGCATCAATGATAAATTCTGTGGCTTGTATCTTCTTCTGAGAATAGTGTGCGCCATACGTTGCATCAATATACTCATGCAAATCTTTTAGAATTTGATCTTCATTATATTTCATTATATAGCCTTTGTCAAGTGTTACTTCATACGAGAAAAGTTTTTGTCTTTATAAAATTCAATCTTGTGATTGAACCTATTGTCTAGAATCTCACCCTTGTGTGAAATTACAAATACATTAGACTCTTCACCGAGAGAATAGATGATCTTGAATAGATTTTCAATACCATCATTGTCAAGTGATGAATCAAAAGTCTCATCCAAAATAAGCAAATTAGTTGCTACAGAATTTTTCATATGAGCAATCTTACGCCAGGTAAACAGTAGCGCAAGGTCAATGCGTTGCTTTTCACCTTCTGAGAAACTGTCATATGAGAAGCTGTCTCTATGTCTAGACCTAATCACCTCTTGGAACGACTCTGTAAGTTCAAAGTGTACAAAAAAGTCCAGTGTTTGTAAATAGCTATTAATGTAATTATTCATCACAGGAACATACTGCTTGATAATCTTGGTCTTAATACCAGTATCTTTTAACATCTCTAGCATGGTGCGATTGTATGAATATTCAGAATCCAATTCAATCTTCTCAGTGACTAGCGCATCTTTCTGATCAATAAAATCTGAAAGATCATTAGTCGCCTTTGTGAGATTATTACTGCCAGTTGATGTGTCAGAAATTTCTGCCTGTAGTCTTGTAATAAAATCATTAGCAGAATTAACTGCGACATTATAGCTATAGATTTTTCTAGACAATGACTGACTTTCTTGAACGCTTTCTTTTTGCTTTTCAATTACAGTCTTAACATCATCCATCTGTGTGCTTACTTCCTGAAACGACGCCTTGATTTTCTTCGCTTTCTCTGTGACCTCTTGAGTTTTCTGTTCTTTAATAGTCGCATCAATCTCTTGGGTACAAGTCGGGCAAACGTCATTTTCCTGAAAGAACTTGCTTTGTTCAACAAGGCCAACTAACTCCTGTTTAAACGCAGACTTCTGCATACGATAGTTCTGAAAAGACTCTTCAGAAGCTGCCAATTCTTTTTCAATGTTTGTATATTTCTCTTCAAGTTCTTTCTGAAGCTCTTCAGATTTCTCTTGAGTTGATTTAATCAGTCTGCGTTGCTCTTCAATCTCATCTTGCTTTTCACGCAGCTTCTCATCATTAAGGCTTTTGATATCATGAATATACTTTCGCTGAACATCAATCTTATTCTTGATAATAGAAATTTCATATTCTTTATCTAGAATATCACTTTTAGTTTTGCTGACATGATCTTTAATAATACTATTCATTTTTGAGAATACATTAATATCAAGCAAATCTTCAATAACTTCTCTGCGCTGACCTGTAGTCAACTGCATAAAAGGAATAAATGAAGATGAGCCCAGCACAACAATCTGATTAAAAGATTTGTGATTCAGTTTGAGAATATTTTGCTCAAGAATTTTCTGAAACTCTTTTGAGTGGCTACTCTCATTGATAACTTCATCATTTTTAAAAATCTTAAAGATGTTTGGCTTAATGCCTCGGATAACTTTGTAGTCACTTGGCCCAATAGAGAACTCTACCTCAACTACACAGTCTTTACTATTAACTGTGTTTACCAGCTGTGGCTTATTGATGTTCCGATATGGTTTACCAAATAGTCCAAATGAGAGTGCATCTAGCATAGTAGACTTACCTGAGCCGTTTGTACCAACGATCAGAGTATTTTTATTATCATTTAGATCAATCTCATTATAAAAATTTCCAGTTGATAGAAAATTTTTCCATCGAACCTTCTTGAAAATAATCATTATAAAACCTCTAGGCTTTGTGCCTCCATGTATATATCTTTCATGCGGCGCTTCAGATAGCTTTTATCCAAATCAGTTTCTGTTGCGTCAATATAATCATCTAACAAAACCTGTGTATCGTCAACCGAAATTTCAACTTTTTCATTAAGAGGTAGAACATCACTAAAATTTTCTGCGATCTTCAAATCATGAGTCTCTTGCTCTTGTAACTTGTCCAAGAACTTTTCAAACAACTCAGGATTAGTTTTATTTTTCACAATCACTTTGACGAACTTACCTGTAACATTCTCATCTACAACATCCATAGTATCATCATA